CAATCTGACTTTATGAACGCACAAACCAAACAGCAGGTAGAACAGTTAAACGGGCAGGTTAAAGTTGCCGAAGTGCAGTTAGAGCAAGACAAGGTTGCGCTTGAGCGTGAAAAGCTACAACTAGACGTTGCCAAGTTTGAGCGTTCATAAAGTCAGATTGACCGGTTAACTCCAAAGCTCTTGCCTGAGTTACTGCGGGGTCTTCTTGTGGCTCTTGGTCGGCTGCCTCTTGCTCTTGTTGCTCAACTAGCCCCCTTTCTTCATCAGTCCATTGTGACTCAGGGATACCCCCTGCATTAAATATCTTGGCCCTTTCACGCTCAGCCATAAGGTCAAAGCCAGGCTCTTTCTTATTCTTAAGCCATATATCCATGTTCCCGGCTGCAACTTCCGGGCTAACTGCTGTCATCGCCTCAAATGCGCGAACGGCTTCTTTTTGTGAGCTACTAAACGCTGCACCAGCTTCGCATGTAACGCCGTACTCACCAACTGACAAATCGTTAAGAACTATATATTCTCCTGTATCTTCATCCAAAACGGTCTCATTAAGCATTACCATTTTACCGGTGCCGTCCTCTGCTATTATTCTTCTTTGCTGCGTTGATCCGTAAACAATAGATAGCGCCCTTGTCATTATTACCTTGGCAACCTGACAAAGCATGACTTCCTGAGCTTTAAACCATTTTATAGATCCTATATTGCCCTGCTCTATTTGCTGTTCTCCTGCCACTCCTGATTGATTAGGGTTTGCATTCCCTTGCTGTGCGTTAAATGTGTTTGATGACGCTGAGAATGATTGTTGCATGTTGGCGATTGTTGTTTGCAGCCCTTGACTAGCTTGCGGCCCACCGACTTGCTGAGGCATAAGCCCAGGCATATCAGAATCATGGTTAATTATCCTTACCGGATCCCGATCTGTATTCATGGCTGAATAGTCATTCCCCGCTGCCATCTTGTCGGTCATCCAGAAGAAAGGCGAAGGTGATAATGCGCCATCCTCTATATCACGACTCATAGCGTAATTAAGAACACGCTGGTGATCTAAAAGCCTGTCGATTGCTCCATAGTAAACGCATTGACCATCTACTATGTCATAGTTTCCGTAAACTGGTATCAGTGGCTGGTAATAAAACACAGTTTCTTGTTCATCTTCAAGCCAGTCAGAGCCGTCAAGCATTCTTGAGAATACCTGCCAACTGTCTCGGACCCTGCGCATTTCCTTGCCATTCTCAATGGCTATAGTTACCGGCACATCTCTGCTGGCAAGCTCATCCTTAATTTGTATAAATTCATCATTTTCTTGGTGTACTTTCCCATCCGTCATCATGACAAGGGTTATTTTAACTGCCTTCCTGTAATATAAGCGGCCAACAGTAACTGTGTCTTTATTTGACCTATCATCAAAGCTGCTAGAATCATCACCAATTGACTGCCCGCTACCGTCAGGGTAAGTATCTTTATAATCATCAAGTGTCATGGCTGTCTTTTTTATAGACCAATTCGCGTCTGATCTATCACGCTTAACTGAAGACATATCAAACCAAACTGAATCCAATGCGTTAGGTACGCGCTCGATCATCAAATCCTGATCGAATGAATCACCATCAACATATTCTTGAAGTACCTCAACACAGTCAAAACCACAAATCACATTAGATCGCCCAGCCTCACTAAATGAGGCCTCAGCGCTTGATATGTTTCTGATATTTCTGACAAGGCCTTCTATTGTCTTGGCTGTATCCATTGATGCACTCCCACCGCTAGGGTTTACGCGCATTGTAAAGTCGGCCTTTGATATCTCTCCTGATATACCGTCAACCATAGGGCTTAAGAGATCAAAGTTACCCCTAAATCTACCGTCCATCTTTCGCCTAGCTCTTTCGTCCCATATAGCATCAGTAATAGCTATTATTCTTTTTGCCATTCTTGATTTTTCTCGCATATCATGATCGGCATCTACTGCGTCCTCAACCATGATAATGACTTTGCTTATTTCGCTAAAATCTCTTGCCATTTTGGTTACCTAATAAATTGAATTGAATTTCATTTTAACTTTTGGTGTTCTTTTAATTATATTTGAATCTTTATCTCTGGCCACAATACACGCATCAAATAGGTTTGGTGATGGTATTTTAAGTCTACTGCCATCAGGCAATATGATGCCCTTTCTAAGCTCAACCTTGGTGTAAAATCGTATCGTGTCACCTGTCTTAATTGGCGTCTTGCAGGCTTCGGCCTTGAGCTTTTCAAGCATATCAGGCTTAATTCCCCTGCCTGTTTCAGGGTCGTAAGACATAAAGCTTATTAGCGTTTCAGGATCATGGTATTTACCCTCAACCACCGCTTCCCATGTTCTAAATATAGCCTCAGCTATGCCGATTGTGTTCTGTGACTTCTTATTGTAAAGGACGTCTTCATTAAGTAAGCGGTCTTTTCTATTTGTTAGTTGTGCTGTTTCGCTTTTAAATTCTGCCTTGGGGTCATGTATTGAGGTTGACCCTTTGTATGCGTATATCTGCGTTGCCTTACCACTAAAAGCCTTGTCAACGTTATCCCTAAGAGTCGCACCAAGACCATCGGCATCATAACCAAACGAGTCGGCACCATAGATAATGGCGCGCTTACATGCTTCGTCCATTTTTCTATTGCCGTTTTCTGCTTCAATCTCTGTTATGTCTTCAAAGACTATTCCTTGCCTAGCTGCATACCCGCATGGATCGTCACCAGTATCGGACGGGTCACATGCGGCAACCTTGGCACCGGCAGGCGTGATGCCTAATTTAATGTGAGCATCAATGCAGGCATTAAACCAGTCCTCAGTAATTACCGACCCGGCAACGTCATCATTATACTTACCTTCCCATATCCAATCGTACCTAGACTTACTCATAATACCACGCTTTACCTTTGCCTTGTCTTTGGCTAGTTCTTGGGTTAGTGATTCATCCCATCTAAACCAGGGGTTGTCCCGGTAGCCTACTTTTATTATTAGGTGATGTTCATCTTTGTAATATCCGTTTTTGTCTAGCTCGGCTTGGTAAGGTATTATAAATTCCCTACTCATTGGATCTTGGCTTGATTCAGGGTTCCACAAAAACCAAAGCTCGGCCCCCGGCGTGTCTCTTAATGTTGGGCCAAGAATATCAATGGTATTTTGTTTTGTCTTTGCGGCCTCTTCCATCAAGAACATTTTATAATTAGACGCGCCTTTCATATCTATTATATTTTGCATGCCGCCGAATGTAAACTTACCGCCGGTCTTGTGTCTAATCTCCCAATGCGAAGGAACAGATCTAAACCCTGACAACCCCAAGTCTCTTATGCTTTTTTCTATACCGGCATAAATAGACTCTTTCAATGATTTCATTCGCTCCCTAAGCACGTATACCCTTGAGCCTTGACTGTTGACCTCTCCTGCCGCAACGTCCTGTGCCCTTCTTGATTTTGTACCGCCTCTACCACCGTATATAAGCTTGTACTTAATGTGCTCCAATATGCATGGCTCAAGTTTTTCTATCAGTAATATTGTGGCGTCTTCAGTTGAAGATACCATATCACCTATAGTACCTTTCCACTTGCGGATAATATTAGGCACCAACACGCCGTCTATTTTATCTACCCGGTCAACAATACCATAAACTGAATGCTCTAACATACCAGCCTGAGCAAGAACCATAGGCTCAAGTATGTCTAGTCGCTTTTTAAGTGACATATATAACAACTAAAACTTTGCATATAAAGTGCAACAATTGATCGGCATGAAGGTTGTAGTATTTTTCACACTTACCTGCATCTATAAGCCAGTGAGCAACAAACTCAAAAAAACCTAACCATACGTTGCTTGTTATAACACCAACCGCAAAGCCATGTGTTACTGCATGGGATGTCATCCAATAACGCCAGTCAACTCCAAATTTACAAGGGTCAATCAATCTATTCTTGCCAGTTGCTATTGCATCTGATTGCAATACATAATCACATACAAAGTGACCGCCTACTAACATAATCAGTAACTCAATGAATTCCATTACGACTCTCCTGACAAGGCTTTTTCTAACTTCTCTATGCGATCTTTAAGGTCTGTGTATTCTTCGATGTCTATCATGGATTTTAAGGATTGAATGAAAGTGTTAGCAATATCTGGCGGTATAAGCCCATTAGCGGCGGCGCTCATGACTTGAGAGGCCTGAACATGTGGCATAGCATCGTTATCGAATTCAAACTCAATTAATTCGCTCGATGGTTTAACGCTGGCCCAACCTTTATCAGCAAGAAGTTTTAAACACATACCTCTGTTGGCATCCTCTAAATTAAATGCACTAACAGCGATATGATGAAAGAATGCCTGCTCCGCTTCATCATTAGAAGATGCAGGCTTTAAATCTAACATGGACTTTTCCTTGAGCATATCTAAGATTAAATTTTTCTTAGACTTACCCCTTCCTGGGAGGTTATCGCCCTTCTTTAATGTTGTTGATGATGCAGCCATATAGCCCTTAGTTAGCCCTTATTTGATTTTAATTATATCAGATACCGCCGTTACCGTAAAATCTAGGTGTTTAGACACGAAAAAGCCCGCTAATTGCAGGCTTTATATTTTAATTGATAACACAAGTAATTATCTATTTCCGGGCCCGGTGCCACCACCCATTGACATATGTCGGTCATGAAGTTGCTGCTTTAAAAGATACCCTTCTAACTGCCAAATCTTATTTACTGCGTTTGACCGGGCAATCTTACGACCTAATGCCGCGTCAAAGTTTTCAGGGCTGGCGCAAGCTGATTCGCCTATGACGGTATAGCCATTAACCAGAGTAAGAAGGCAAGCTGTAAATGTCGTGCCGGGGAATACATGGTACTGTTCGGAATTAATAACTTGCTCTAACCGTTCAGGCGTAACCCTTGGGGCGGTTAAGCCTTTCTTTTGAATTTCTTCTTCAATCTTTAAATCATTCATATTTATCACTCTATTAATTAAGTCATGCCTCGAGTGAGGCTGTTGCATTATATCACAAACGAAAATATTTACTTCTTCTTTGGTTTCGGCTTAGTCTTAACTTTCATCTTGTCTTTGTGGGTGTTCGCTCTTTGGCCGCGCTTTGGTTTCTTGTCTGCCATGTTATGCCCTTGGTTTATTGGTCTGGATTAATTGTAGCTTATCGGGCCTGATTAGTCATTTACTGGGTTCCGCTCAAGAATAACCTAGGCAATAGATCCTCTTTCTCGTCCCAAGACTTTTTTAACTCTCCGCATCTGCAACAAATAACATGTACATCTGTCGTGTATAAAATACCAACCGAGCCCTTTCCTGGCTTTTGCGGCCTAGCTAGGTCAACTTGGTGACTATACTCATGAAAACCAAATAGGCAAGATATACTCATATTAACCTCTTTATTTAACGCCAGTGAATAGCCATTTAAGGCGGGTTAAAAAGCCAGCAGACAGGCAATCATCAAGGCGAAATGCACTCTTTCTAATTTCGATAACTTCAGAATGCCAAATCTCCTTTTGATTGTAAATATCCTTTATTGCCTCTTTTATTTTTTCGTTGTTTATTTTTTCAACTTCATCACTAGTCATATTCTGACTATATTTTAATAACTGAATTGAGCAACCGTATCCAAAGAGACCTGTATGGTGCGAAAACAAATAGGTCGTTATTTCTTTGTGGGATATTTTACCCTCAACCACGCACCTTTGAATATACTCTTCCTTCTGCTTTATCGTCTTATGCAGCCCCTCATACTCCGAAAGGTTTATGGTTATTCTTTTGTCTTCGATGTTGCTCATGTTATGCTCACCCCTAATTAAACGTTATTTTGTAAAATTCATGTGCCACTTTTATCACCACGGGAATAATCTGAATAGCACCTAAAGTAATAAATATATTACCACCACCTTTTCGATACTCACCAAGGCAAAAGCATGACAATGAAAAGTTAATCAATAACAGGCACCATACAATGTATTCGCTCATTTCATTAACCCTCTTCTATAAACGCATTACTAGAAATATCAAATACCCTGTTCATTACTATTCATTCTCACTGGTTTCTTCAACGATAACAGACGGGTTAAATATACATAACCACATCAGGCAGAATTGATTTATGTCTTCCATATTTGTTAATAATGCATCTTCAATACCGTCATCGCCCTTAGTCCCTAAATACACATTGCCGTTATCAACCATTGCTGATATATTTTTTACATAAACCCCTTCTATTTTTATGTTTTGTGTATCTGTGTGGTCAGTGATATAACCTGAATCGCCATCCTCTTGATTTGTGAAATCGTACTTTATTACATTACTCATAATCACCTCATTAGTTAAAATTAATCATCTACCCTATCAAAGCACGATAAGAAGTTTCCTCGGCTAGTTACTAACCCGTAACTATTACCGTCTATTTTATAGCAAACCTGATACCCTGCGCCTTTTTGGTACACATTGCTTACTGTGCATAACCAATCAAAGTTCTTATGTTTGTACCTTTCGCCTGACTTAACGTTATTCATACTTAAACCCTTAGTTAAAATTAATTACCGCTCTGTCACCACCGGCGCGGCTACCGGCGTATATTGGCTGAACCTCTATAAATAGAGTAAGTGCCATGGCTAACACATTAACACGCAAGGGCTGGAGCAAGGTTACTCTTCATCGCTAACTATACGTGTACTCGCATGTGTAAGACGTTTATTGTTTAACCTCTTTGCACAATCCGCAAGCCCAAATTATTAAAGGCCATAATACAATGCAAAGTAGCATTGGTGGGCTTCTGCTTGATCCTAAATTATTCGTCTTAAGTAGACTGTAGGTGCCAAACCCTGACACCACGTAATATAAAGTTGACAATACAGTTATTGGAATAATATATTCGTTAATTTGTTACATTCCTTTAGTTGATTGAATTATTAAGCGTACTTGTTAAATACTCGCCTATCGCTTGATTGGTCAACAGGCTTAAAGTCGTTACCTATTACGTATACATCCCAGTATTTCCCTTTTGTTTTGTCGGAGAATTTCTTAGCTAATTCCCATGCTTCGGCCTCAGTTGATATTAAATCCTCTCCCTCTT